CAATCCTCTCGCTGTGGGTTGGCGAAGCATGGGCGCAATCGGTGCCGCTGTCCTACTTCGGTGAGCAGCCGTCAAAATTCACGACGGTCGCTTGGCCGACGTTCCCTATGGGTACCGTGCGGTTGTGGGATGCTTGCGACAGCAACAGCAACGCGGGCGTCTGCGGGACGTACAACGGCACCTTCTACGTCAAATGGGAGGATATTGAGACTTCGAATGGCGGCGCCGGCTGCACGACGGGTTACGTTTGGACCTACATCGACAACATTGTGAACAAGGCGATTGCCGAGGGCGCCGCGCCGCTCTACACGTTCGGCTATATCCCCGGCTGGGCGAACGGCAACGCCGGCGCCAGCGTGCCACCGACGGACCTCACCAGCGCGGGATCGCCGTCGTTCAGCAACTTCGCCTCATGTCTCGCAGCGCGTTACAAAGGCAAGATCAAATACTACGGCCTGTGGAACGAGCCGACCGTCAGCGGCACCTGGACCGGCACGACGCAGCAGATGGTCTATATGTCTGTCGGGGCGTACGCCGCGATCAAGGCGGCTGATCCTAACGCCATAGTTTTATCTCCAGAATACATTCCGATCATCTGGCAAAACTTGGCGGGGGCGAACTATCAGGTGTGGATGGACGAGTTCTTGGCCGATGGCGGCGGTCCATATTTCGATGCCGTTGCGATGCACCCATATCCTGCGGACTCGGTGCCACCTGTGAGGCCGCCGGAGTATTTGGCGAACGTCGCCGCTTATAATAACTACGCTCTTGCGGCATATGGCGTGAGCAGCAAGGCTGTCTGGGCCACGGAATGGAGTTTTGCCTCATCTCTCGGTACTGGGCTGGGGCCACTGCCTTATTATCTCGCCGTCTATTACATCCTTGGTTATCCGCTCGGCGTCTCAGGGATGCTGCACTATCAGTTCGACAATTCGGACAGCGCCTTCATTCTGCAGGGCGGAAACCAAGGTCTCAATGCAGGTGGCGCCGCGCTGCGCACCGTCGCGAGCTGGCTTCTCAACGGGACGTGGACGAGTGCGCCGGCGCGGCAGCAGAACGCCAACGGCATCCGTAATCAGACGATGAGTGGCGCCGTGGCCGGCACCGGATCGACGTGCGCAACGATGACGAATGGCACCGCGCCGACGCACATGAGCGTCAGCAATCCGGACAGCGGCCACGGCATCAACTGGCAGGTTGTCGATGTTGGCGCAAATTACATCGACCTTCGAGTATGCGGCACCGAAACGGCAGGCGGTACGGGCGCGCTGCAGCTCGCGCTCGAGGCGGGCCAGCAGATCGCTGCAAGTCCAAGTTCGTGGTGGACGTTGAACGCCAACGTCTCGCTAGATGCTGGCTCGCTCACGAACGTTTCGCCCAACATCAGTTGGAATGAGACATCCAGCGGCGGCGGCTATCTGGCGACGGACGGCTTCCGCTTCGTCTATCCGCTCGCACAATCGTTGCTCGATGTGTCGGCGCAGGCCTATTGGAGCTACACGACGCAGTTGACGAATGCTTCCGTCGCTTTCGTGCAGCCATTCCTGAGTTTTGGTTACACCGTCGGTAACGCCTTCGATATCACGCTTCGCATCGCATCCCCTGAGATGGACAGCGGCACCATCTGGTCAGGCAATATCACGCGCGGCAACGGTGCGACCTCGCAGATCGTTTGGGATGCGAGCGGCGGCCCGACAAATTTCAGCACGTCGTACAGCTACTATCGCGATCTCAATGGCGGCGGTTCGCATGCGATCAGCGGCGGCGCGGTGACGTTGACGAATTCGCCGATCATTCTCGATACTGCCGCACAAGCTGTGAGAATGAACTTTCTGCTCGACAGGGACATCGATCGCGGCGCGAACGATAACGCGCGCGCAGCTTGGGTGAACAAAGCGGCATAGTCGCTTCCGTGTTGGGGTACCGCGCCGATGCCCAATCCCGCCGAGACCGCGGTCCTCAGCGTCAACGGCCGCAAATATGCGGCGTGGACCTCGTTCATGCTGCGCCGGATCTACGGCGGGGCATGTTCGGACTTTCAGTTCACCGCGGCCGAGCCGCTCGACACGTCGACCGATTTTTCCGACTGGCGGATCACGCCGGGAAATCCCTGCACCATCACGCTCGCCGGCATTCTGGCCTTCACCGGCTATGTCTTCGTGCGCCAGGGCGCGTTCGATTCCGAAAAGAAAGGCCTCATCGTCACCGGCCGCAGCCTGACGGCGGATGCCGTCGACTCTTCGGCGGCGATCAACGGTGGCCAATACAAGGGCTACACGTTCCAGGCGATCGCGTCGGCGCTGGCCAAGGACGCCGGCGTCAACCTCGTCGTCAAAGGCAATTCGCCGATCCTGTCGCGGCCGTTCCCGCAATTCTCGATCGCCTACGGCGAGACCGTCTTTCAGGCAGTCGAGCGGCTGGCGCGGTTGCGCGGTCTGCACATCACCGACGACGCCAACGGCAACTGGATCGCGGACGTCTTCGATCCGAAGGCGGCGAGCGGCGGCCAGCTGGTCGAGGGCAAGAACCTCCACATGGCCCGCGCGTCGATCGACGGTTCGCGCTCGTTCAGCATCGTCAACATCGTCGGGCAGCGGCCTGGCGACGATCACGTCAATGGCGACGCTTCGCGCGACGTGTCGGCGACGCTCAACAATCCGAACGCGCGAGCGACGCGGCGTTCGATCGTCATGATGGAGGAGCCCGGCAGCCCGCAGGATGCCGTGACGCGGACCAATCACGAGATGGCCTACAACGCCACCGACCTGGTCGACTGTCACTGCGAGGTCCAGGGCTGGCAATCGGTGCCGGGCACGCTGTGGGACGTCGGACAGAATTATTCGGTCAAGAGTCCGATCCTCGATCTCGATCGGCAGCTCAGCTCGCGCCAGGTCGTCTACCGTCAATCGGAAGCCGGCTCGGTCACGGAAATCGATCTGTGCACGCCGGAGAGCCTCGCCTTCTCGACCACGCCGATCGGCGGCTCTGTGCAGCAGGGCGAGCCCGGCTTCGCGACCGATACGCCGACGCAAGGGGCGCTGCCGGATCAGCCGGATAATTGATCATGCGCATGAGGGCCGCGGCGACCGCAGGTCGCATCTTCCTGGCGATCGCGCGGGGCACGCTCACGCGGGTCAACGATGCGCCGAAAATGCAGACCGCCGATGTGCGGCTTTTGCACAACGAGACGCTTGCGGGAGCGGAGCGGTTTCAGGATTACGGTTTCACCGGCGTTCCCTTGCCGGGCGACGGCACGGGCACCGCGGAAGTCGTCGCCGTCTTCATATCCGGCAATCGATCGCATCCGATCATCGTTCGCGTCGACGATCGCCGCTATCGACCGAAGGGCCTGACGCCCGGCGAAAGCACGCTCTACGACGATCAGGGCCAGCGAGTTTATATCAGCCGGTCCGGCATTCAGATCCTCGGCGGACCGAGCGATCTGCCGGTCACGGTCACGGTCGGAAATGTCACCTTCGTCATCGCCAACGGGACGATCAGCGCCACGATCGGCGGCAACCTGATGTTCCAGGCGACGGCGAACTTCGTCGATCTCGGCGGCTTGGGCGGCACGTTCGTCAAGACCGTCGCCGGCACGTCGACCAAGGTGCGAGCGCTCTGACATGCCCGACATCCGCATCGTCCAGGTCGGGCTCCAGGAAGCCGTGACGCTCGATTGGCTCCTCTCGACCAATGCGATCCTGCCGGCGATGAATGGGCTCGACGAGACGCAGGCGCTGGCGACGGCGGTGACGGTCGCGCTGTGCAGCGACCGTCTCGCCGAAACATCGGACGCGTTGCCGCTGCCGGGCTCGAGCGACCGCAAGGGCTGGTGGGGCGATGATGGCGCGGCGGATATCTGGAACGGCTGGCCGATCGGCTCGCGGTTCTGGCTGATGTCGCGCGACAAGATCACGGATTCCAACACTGCGGCCGGATCGAGCACCACGAAGATCCTGGCCTATGCGACCGAGAGCCTGACGCCGTTCGTCGACGCCAGGATCATCTCGGACTTCGACGTCGAGGCGACGCAGGTCAACGCCCAGCGCATCGACGTGACCGTGACGCTCTACCGCGGCCCATTGCCGGATATCGCGCTGCAGTTCCAGGCGCTGTGGGGCGAATTGACGGCGGTCCCTCCCGTCGCCGTGTTGCCGCCCATTCCGCCGTCGCTGGATTATTCCGATCCGAAGAACAGCATGTATCTGCCCGGCACCGGCGGTCCCGGCAATCCGCCGCCGAGCGGCGGCGGCGATCTGGATTTCAGCGATCCGGACAACAGTCAATATCAGCCCGGGCTTGGTCTATGACGGAGTTTCCGATGCGATCAGCGCTTGCCGCCGTCCTGATGGTGCTCGCCGCCGTGCCGGCGTCGGCGCAGGGCTATATCGTGCTCGACGGCAATCGCAATGCGCAGACGATGCGGGCCTTGAATACCGGGACCGGCTTTCTGCAGCAGACGTCGCCGTCCGATCCGACCGGCAATCCGTTCTCGCAAAGCAATCCGCAATATTTCAACATGCTGCTCAACGGCGCGCAGCTGGGCATCGGACAGAACAACAAGGCGAGTTCGTTGCCGGTCGCGCCGCCGTCCGATCCCGATGTGCGCCCGAACGCCGGGACGATCTCCGCGGCGGATGCGATCTCGGTAACTGTTGGCGGCCAGAACAGTCAAAGCATCATCACCGGCGCGCCGACCGCCAACTCCTACGTGACGCAGGCGGTCAACGGCGTTTCCAACGTCATGATCCAGATCACCGGCGTGTGGGTCGGCTCGATCAATTTCGAAGAATCGATCGATGGCGGCATCACCTGGGTTTACAATCGGTGTCGGCTCAGGGGGAATGCCCAAATCAGCCCGATGACACGGACGGTGACCGGCAACGGCCTGGTCAGCTGCGAGGCCGCCGGCGCGACCAATATGCGCGCCCGCGCCTCCGCGTGGACGTCGGGGACCGCCGTCGTCACCATGACGTTGAGCGCGTTTCCCGGAACGCTGTCCATTCAAAGCGCCTTGCAGATATTCCCGAACAACGTGACGTCCGTGGATCAGAGTGGGACGATCGCGACGGGCGGCAGCTACCAGACTGCGATCGCCGCGCCGACCTCGACGCCGATCCGCCAGGGCTGTCTGATCCAGAATCCCACGACCGCGACAGAGGTGCTCAACGTCAAGTTCGGCAGCATGGCGCAGCCGTTCACGCTGCTGCCGGGCAGCTCGATCGGCTGCACGATCGGCGATTCCGTGCTGCAGGACACCATCACCGTCATGGCGGCGACGCTTGGCCACGCTTACGCCGCGACATCGCAATAGCGCGCTTTTGATCTCGTAAGCGGAAGGCGCGCGCATGCCCTGGAACACGCCGACGCTGGCGCAGACGCGGCAGCAGAACCGCAATTACGTCACCGGCCAGATCGGCGCGCCGCTCGTTCCGAATTCGAACGCGCGCATTCTCGCCGACGGCAATGCCGGCCTGGCGTCGATGAACTTCCAGTATCTCGGCTGGCTGGCAAAGCAGCTGCTGCCCGACACCGCGGAGGATCAGTTTCTCGATCGCTTCGCCGCGATCTGGCTGACCAACGCGGACGGCACCAAGGGACGCAAGGCCGCGACCTATGCCTCTGGCTCGGTGACGCTGACCGGCGCAGAAGGCGCGAAATTTCTCGTCGGCTCCCAGCTCGTCGGCTACGGCGTGCCGGCGTTCGGCTACGAGTCGACCAATGGCGACGTGACGATCGGGTCGGGCCCGACCAATTGCACGATCACGGCCACCACGCCGGGCGAAGGCGGCAACCTCGAT